TGTAGATGAATTATGCATTATATGATGGTCATTAGTAGCACTTGGGTTTCTATGAGAAGATACTGCAACTCTTGTTCTGCTACCATCTGCATCTCCAATTCCTATTGCAGTTGAATCTCTTACAAATATAAGAGAACCATATCTATTATCACCACTTATATTCACATTAGCTGTAATAAATATTTTACTTGATGTACTTGTTGGAGTAATAGAAACTGATAATCCTGTAACATCTGTAAAAGTTCCATTCGAAGAAGATAGAGTAAATGTGTCTGTTTTTGTAGCACTTACAACTTGTAATATTTTTCCACCTACACCACTAGCTAAATCACCACTTGCAATAGTACCATCTGTTATCTTGGCACTTGTTACAGAACTGTCCGCTAACTTCGCTGTCGATATTACACCATCTGTTATATCACTTGCAGTAAGTAATTTTGCAGAAGGAATCTGTCCTATATATGGCATCTATATCTCCTATGTACTAATTGCATCTACTACACTCACCCACACATCTAACGAACTTGCGGTGTTCGAAGTAACCTTCAAGGCATCGCCAGATTGTACAACAAACTTTGCACCACCATCCAAGACTTGTAATGCTGATCCTGAAGGAATAGAAACATCCTTAACTAAACTAATGTCGTTCGATCCATCATTAATATAACAATGAACTGTAATGGCGTTAGAATGAACATTAGCCAAACTAATTCCAACAACAGTATCAAAACTGTTTGCAGTAAATATAGTGGTCGCTCCTGTGCCTACTGCATTGCTTGTAAATCTTCTAAAATTTTGTGCCATATATTCTCCTTTATAATGCTATGCTCATTGCTATTGCAAACCCCGCAGATACTTCTCCGTCTGCTCCATCCGCTCCGTCTGTACCATTACTTCCCGCAGCACCCGTTGCTCCTGTCGGAATACCTAATGTTAAATTTAATTGATCACCGCTCACACTTGCCGATCCTGTGGCACTAGCTCCAGCAGATAATGTATTCGTTGTTAAAGAAACTGTACTTATTCCCTTACTTAGTAAAGTCAGATCTGTTCCATCGGTATTGTAGCCAATAACTTTGTTAGCATTGTTAGAGGTCGTATCATTGTAAGGTACAGTTAAACTTGGTGCGGTTGATCCTGTTACGAATTCTGGTAGCTGTAAGGTACGATCTATTTTTTCTTCAAACTGTTGTAACACCATGATCGTATTATCAAAATCTGTTTCTAACGATGCAGCGGTAAAGGATGCTCCTGTACTATATGCACTTGTTCGAGATAAAGGTTTGTTGGCGAGGATGGTAAGTTTCTGTCCTGACGTAGGAGCTGATGCATAGTTAACAGTTCCCGTTCCATTGGTGGCGATTGACACAGTATAATCACTCGATAAGGATTGAGTCGTTTCGCCAAGAATTACTTTTAGTTCAGAATCCGCATTGATCTGAAACGAAAATGCAAAAGATGTTTGCGATCCGTTCGTCGTATACTGAATCCGCCTATTAGTATCATTAATATCAAATGTTGCCATAAACCTTACCTCTACCTTTTATACAATATATATCGATTAATTTCAAACATTAGTTTGCTCGTAGTTGTTTTAATATTCTTTCTCTACGAATGTCCTCAAATTTTTTATATAGCTCTGGAAATTCTAGGTCTGTTTCTGTTAAGCGTCTTATTGCCATATTCTTTCTATCATCATATACTCTTTTTATAGCTATAAATTGTTCTTCTGAACTTAATGTTTTGTATTCTTTATCTTGAATTACGGATCGCATAACTCCTTTTAAATCATCTGTTTCATCATAACCTTTTTGTCCTGGTAATTTATTGTTACCATCTAGTTGCGACCATAATTGACCATATCTATCTCGCATATTTTTATTAAGTTCCACTCCTTGAATATTTCTTGTATCCCAATCTAATGCTAAATAATTAACGGAATCTCTTGTAAGTGCGAGTCTTTGCAATTCTTTTTCTACATCATCTGGGTTGCTTGTCTGTACTCTAAAGGGCAAAAATGTATGTTCGTAACCAAACAAGAAATGTTCTGCTGCTCCAACATCTTTATAAAACATTCCTTTTTGTGGAAAAAATCTTTCGTTAAATTGTGGGTTTTGTGCAAACAACTGATTTCTAGTATCATAAAATGCTTTTAAAAATTCACCCATTTTAGATCGATCCTCAATAGATCCCATAAATGTTGTATCTTCTCTCGGTTTACTTTCTCCTCTTACTATTGATCGATAGTAACTTGACGCGGGAGCAATGACAGGCACTTCATAATGTTCTAATAATTTTATAAAACTATTTCCTATGGGAATGCCTAAAGGATTAAGTCCGCTCAAAGTCGTTCCTACAACCTTCGCAGCTTGTCCTCCCGCCCATTGCATTAGCCCAGCACCAATATTTTTTTCTCTTTTTGACCTTTGTATTAAATCGGAAAATTCTGCAATACCTTGCATATATGGTTGATCACCAACATATTCAGCCACCGCCAGAGTCATTACTTGAGCCATAGCCTCTAAACCTTCTGCACCCATAACATATTTAAGTTGATTATAGTCAGCACCCATAGCAAGTATTCCCGATATTGGATCTACTCTAGAAAATGGTATATATTTATAAGAACCATCATCTTGCTTAAAACCTATAGCATAATTAGGAATGTTCATTTCTCTCATATATTTTCTCACCTTGTAGTCTGGGTGCGGTCCTCCTGTTACTTTAATATCATCTCCATACATACCCGATGTTAGTTGAACCATACTTAACATGATTGCATTCCCTGTAATGAGTTTTGCTACTGCTTTGTCAAACTCTTTTCCTTGTTTTCGCATTAGTGGTCCAACTAGCGTTGAAACATTTATTGTGCTATTTAAAGTGGTTTTTGCAATATTGATCGGTGTTTTTACAAATGGAGCTAAGAATGCTAAACCTGGCGTTTGAAAAATCTTTTGAACTCCTCTTCCAATAAATCCTAATTCTTGTTGAAAGGTTATTGTTTTGGCAAACTCATCCGATTCTTTCAGTTGTTGCTCAGTAAATCTATCTGCTGGATTATCCATTTTAAACTTTATGTAATCGGTTTCCCTTTGTTTAGCAGCAGCTTGACTCAACCCTTCTTGTAAAGCGTCAGACAAAATATTGTTTTGTTTAGCTTCTTGAAACGCTATTTGATAAAGATGTCTTCTTTTTGCAAAAAATTTAATAAAAGCATCTTCAGCATTCATCGCCCTACTAGACATTCGAGAAAGAATACCTAACATATTAACACCAGCTGCAAGTTTGTTCCTTCCTCCCTTCTGTGAAAATTGTTCTAATACATCAATTATATTTTCTGCTCCGTCTGTGCCTGGCATTCTTATCGCTGGTTTTCTAAGATAATCAAATTTTGTTATTCCGTCTGATCCTTCCCCTGTAATCATAATTTTATTGAATAATGCTACAGAATCTTTAAAAGCGTTTATATCGGCAAAATCTGAATTTGTTGCTGCTTCAAATGTCAATCTATCTGTTTCATCTACATTTCTACCAAGTGCTTTCAATGCACCTACTCGCACAGCACCAACACCACTAGCCACCACATCATCAAGTTTATCTTTACCTAGATGCACCACACCAGCAAACGTGTTTATAACTTGCGAAGGTATGCTAGATAATAAAGAGTTGTAGTACAGTTCCATGATAACATTGTATGCAGCTTTCGGAGCAGTAAAGATTTTTTGTAATAATGTCGGTGTTATTTGATCTGACACTCGCATCAAATCTTGACTACTAAACTTGGCAAACATCCTACCTAGTTGATCAATTTTTGTTTCGCTTAAATTATCTAAATCAAACCTATTAACTTGACTAATTAGTGAAGTAAAATCAATATCGGTTGTTTTCATACCATGTCGAGTTGCAGCCATTTTTTGTGCAGAAGTTCTAATTTCTTGATTAAGAGATGATGTAATTTTATTTGCCATCGAAAGATGGATTGCCATGTTTTTAAGTATAGTTTTCTTTTGTGTAGCATCTGCTGTTGTTCGCATTAATTTATTCAGAGCTTGAAATTCAGTTACGATGTTATAAGCATTTACAGAATTTAAAACAAAATCCTTATTGCTCATTGTACCTCTAGTGTTATATTTAAATGCAGACATTAGAGCGTTTTGCATATCGTTTGACGTTGCATTTCTTACAGTTTCAGAAATTTTTAATTTTTTTAGATCAACTGTTTCTCCATAAATATCATTAATATCTTGAAAAATTTTTCTCGTTGTTTCTTCTGATGCAAGACCATCACCTTTTAATCTCGTAAGAAATTTTGAATAATTAGAAACATTTTCGATTCTTGTTTGATCTTGACCTATTCTATATCTTTGTCTAGCATTACCACTAGCAATATCTTTTACAGTTTGCACCTCCTGTGTAACTTCTATATCCTGACCTTGAACTTTCAGTTTATCAGCGGGATCAATATAGTTTTTACCCTCAACCGCCAATCCTTTATTTACTTGGTTTTGTAAAATTTCTTTAAATATTCCCATTACTCGTTCTCCTGACCAACAACAAGTGGCGTTGCACTAAACATCGCCATTCCTTTTTTAACTTTTTCTTTTAGCTGTGGTGTTAGTTCTATGGTAAATCTTTTTTCATAACCTTTTGTTTTATAAATATATACACTTTTATCTTTTTGTACTGCATTTTTATCTAACTTCTTTACAATCTTCTCTGCATTCTTTGGAACAATCTCATCATAGAATTTAGCCACACCTTCATCATTCCATCGATCCATTTGTGCTTTGCCAGGAGTTAGCGATACAAAATCATATCCTTCATCAACTGCTTTAGATAATATTCTTTTTAGAGTAAGCTGTGTCCATTTATCGGTATCTGTTATGAATGGTGCTTTAGGTGGACCTTGACGAACATCAATCCCTTGATCTTTTAATACTTTAAGTTTTTCTTCAAAGGTTGCTACTTGTCCATTTTTGTTTTTTATTCCTGTGTCAATTAAAAAATTCCTATATAAACCTCTTAATGATGTAGTATTTAGATCACCAACCGAATCTTCAATTTGTGTGCTTTTAAACCAATCATAATAATTATTATCTTTTATAGGTCCGCCCATTTTTGATGGTCGACTAATTGTAAATTCATTTAAAATTTTTGGCATATCTTTCATGCCTTCTATTCCTGAAACACCAAATTCAAGAAAACCTTTTTGTGTTCTAAACTGTTGACCCCAATCCGATTGAATCTCCTCTATATAAAATACTTTCTTCCCATCGCTTGTTGTTCTATCTTTTGTTCTAAAATGAGCAATGACATTCTCTTCATCAAAATGACTCTCGTCAAATTGCACTTTAGGATCATCATATTTAATTAAAAACTCTCGGTAATTATCTCCGCCTGGTTCTGTGTATTCTCCAAACCTTGTTGTTTGTTTTGGTGGGTCAATAAGACCTTCCTCTACCATAATTTGTTCAGCTTGTATTACAGCTTCGTCAAACGATCCTATACTTTGCCTACCCCTTCCGAAGTTTCTCTGTAAATAATTTTTTTCATCTTTCATATCTGCTTCTGATCTAAATATCTCATATCCTTGATCATTATTTCCTGTAATAATATATTTGGTTTCAGGATCAACAAATGTAAAAACAGCCGTTCCTTTATTGTTAACTGTGTAATTTTCTTTTTCACCTCCTAAAAATCTTTTTTTTAGATTTTCAGATTCGTTCATTTGCTCTCTTATTTGTCCATAAAATTTTTTATTATCTATTAACTCAACTTCATCTAATTCTATTCTGTTTGCATTAATCTGATCCTGTAGTTCTTGTTTCGTAATCTTGCCTTTGTTAAGAACATCATCTAATCCTAGCCATTCTATCTCATCTGGTTTTACTCCAGCTTT